AAGACGACCGATGCCAGGGCTCACGAAAAGGGGCCAAATCTGGCACATCGACAAGTGCACCCCGCATGCCCCAGAAGGGAGGCTTCGAGAAAGCACTGGAGTTGGTGAACTCGATGAAGCCGAACGGTACTTAGTTCACCGTCTTGAAGAACTGCGTAAGGCTGCTGTCTATGGCATCAGACCAAAACGGCGATTCGAAGAGGCGGCCACAAAGTACCTGCTCGAAAATACTCACAAAGCAAGCATCCGCGATGACGGACGACACCTGAAACAGATGATGCCATATATCGGAGAACTGTATCTGCATGAGGTGTACGACGACACACTCCAACCCTTCGTTCAATATCGGTTGGGTAATGGAATCAAGCCGAAGTCGATCAATCTTGCGTTGAGTATTGTACGGCGGATACTGAATCTCGCTGCACGGTCATGGAGAGAAAACGGCCTCACCTGGTTGGAACAGGCTCCGCTAATCACCATGCTACCGCTCAAGGGAACTCAGGCCGAACCCTATCCGCTGTCCTGGGACGAGCAAAAGAAGCTTCTGAAAGAGTCACCCGATCACTTGGCTGAGATGGCCTTATACAAGGTCAACACGGGAAGCCGGGAACAGGAGGTCTGTCAGCTTTCATGGGAATGGGAGCAGGAGATCCCTGAGATAGGCCATAGCGTGTTTGTGGTACCGGCCTGGGTCAACGAGGAAGACGGACGAGTCAAGAACAGAGAGGACCGCTTGATCGTCTTGAACACCGTTGCCCGGTCAGTGATCGAGGCCAAACGTGCTTCACGACCACAGGCCCACCTGGAAGGGTGCAAGTCACTGATGAAAGGAAAGGAGAAAGGAAGGTGCAATTGTGCCTATGGAGTTGTCTTCACCTATCGAGGGTATCAGGTAGGAAAGATGAATAACTCCGGATGGAAGACCGCATGGAGAGCAGCGGGGCTGCCTGTCTCGAAGAAAGTCCTCAAGGGAGTGCATAACCTCAAGCACACCTTTGGACGACGCCTGAGAGCCGCAGGAGTCCAGCTGGAGACCAGAAAGGTACTTCTCGGGCACACGACAGGGGACATTACGACCCATTATTCAGCGCCGGAGATCGAAGAATTGGTCAATGCCGCTGAGATGGTGTGTGGGGCTGATCCCCACAATTTCCCCACATTGACCTTGATAAAGAAAAAAGCCGGTTAGGGCTGCCACCCATAACCGGCTGTATTTCTTAGCAAAATATGGCGCGCCCGGCACGATTCGAACGTGCGACCGCCTGGTTCGTAGCCATACGGCTATGTCAGTAAACGTTTAATATCAGTAAGTTACAGGACGTCCGCAGCCCCCACAGTCCATAACTGCTCATGACGAATCTGGACCCATCCCCACAAAATCCCCGCAGTCACACCCGCTGCACAATCCGGAGCTTGAACTCCTTTCCACCATATAGCGCCATGAGGTGATTGAAAGCATGCTTCGAGTTGATGCCCCTCCCCTTTCCATTGGTGAACTGAAGCGTCATATTCGGGGCAATGCACCCAGCCAGTTCCTCGGGATGATTCGCCAGGTGGAACTTGATCAGGGTTCTTGGACTGTCCTCTGGCATCACGATATCTATCGCGTCATATCCGCCCTTGTTGTAGCGTCCGGGCTTGCACAGGTACTCACCCTCGGGAATGCAGGAGATAAACCGTTGGTTGTCGTGCCAGGGCCGCTCTACGGTGTGAATGATGGTGTTTCCGACCACCAGCCACCCGAATGCCCCTTCATCGGTGTAGATGCGCTCTAGGGTGATGGTGTCCATCACCGGTTCCCGTAGAGCTTCTGGATGACGTCGCGCTTCGCCTCGTTTCTGGCGTCACAGATCCGGCCATACCGTTCCAACTTCTTGGCCCAGGTCAGGGTGTTTTCGTGCTTCACACCAAAAGGCTCAGGGAGAGGGCCGCACCGCTGCATCGTAGCCGCTCCGACTGTTGGCGGATCGTACTTGATCAACCAACTCTTGCAGCCCTGCATGGGTAAGGTCGCACTGATCAGGAGTGATATAGCCAGGAGGCGTCCGATAGACGGTCTCGTATTCGATTTCGATCTCATTCTCGGTCTCCACGAGTTGCTGATCTCGCTCTGCCAGATCCAGTTCCAGTTCGAGGCGTTGTTCCATTGCCTCTTCGATGGCGTTGGCGTGTTTGGCTTCCCAGATGGTGTCAGCCAGCCAGTAACCACCCCAGGCAGAACCCGCGGCGATACCAGCCACAACTACGGCCATAAACCACCACCCGGAGGCCCCGAGTGCGGCCATGCCGAATCGCTTGGCCAGCCATGACAAGATGACGTTCATTGCCCTTCGTCCTCCTTTTTCTGCTTGCCTACACGCCACTGCCAAATACCGAATGCCGTGGCAGGCAGACCGATTATTGAACCGACCAGGGTGGCTGTGGTTCCGGGTATGTCCGGGGTTTTGGTGAATGTCTCGAATACCACCCAGGTCACCAGCGCCAGGGCCCAAAGCACAAACAGAATGACCAGGATTCCATGCTCGTGGACAAAGTCGATCAGGGCCCGTCTCATGTCCGATACTCCGCCGGCAGTTGCCGCCGCTTTTGTTCTGATTCGTAGGACTGGCGGCAGTGTTGGTGCTGCCAGAAGAAGAGAAGATCAATCAGCCTGTAGGCTGCCTCCCATCCCTGGCCGTCATTGCGTTTTCGCCAGCACCTGGCCGAGAGGGTTTCGTCGGCCCAGCCGCCGAACATAGCGTTGAACAGTTGGTCAATGGCTATCAGTACCTGCTTCATCTGCGTGTGCTCATCGTTAGTACCAGGCCACTGATTGAGTGGCGTGAGTATTCCACTGCAGTTCCTCGGGGTGATAGCTCACGTTGTTGAATGCTGCCGAGGTGTATTTCGCGCCGCTGCGGTGGAGTATGTTGGTCAGCTTTGTGGCAGTTGGCAGATCAGCGTGGGCGCGATCACGCAACAGTACGTTGGTCGAGCTTTCGCCGGTGATGTTGGTTGTGTCGCTGTTGAAAACCCGCAACCCCTGCGACGCATCACCATTGGGAACGTAGTCCCAGAGGATTGTGTTTTCAGAGTGATAGAGGGCCTCCAGGGTGGCGCTCTTGGTCGAGAGGGTATCGCTGACGGTGTAATCGTGAACACGTGATGCCATGCCAGTATCGAACGTGAGGTCGCCGGTGGTGTTCAGCAGCGTGGTATAGAGGCTATCCACGACCGAAACCAGTTTGAGGTAGTCGTCGCCGCTGGCTCCTATCGGGTAGCAGCGCATGAGGGTCGTGTCGGTGTCGGTGCTCTGCCGGGTACCGGTAGCGTATCGGTCGAAATACGGTCTCACGCCGTCGTTGTCGATAGTGTCTGGCATCGAGGCCAGGTAGTCACCTGTTTCAACCCAGCCGGTGCTGGTGGACGAGTAGCAGTCGGCGGCGGTCTTAAAAACAGAGAGCGAGGCGGTTATGCCGTCGCCCAGGGTTGCCGGTATGAGTGAACCGTTGCCGTTGATGTCAATCTCAATCACTGCCTCCAGGCCAACCCCGCTGTACTCGGCTACATCAAAGCCGACGAGCCCGTTTGGGCTGTAGAGGTTGAAAAAGCATCGGCTCCCGTCCTCGTTTGGCTCTGCACCTAGTACGGGCGAGGGGCCAGTTGCCATGAGGAAGGTGTCAGCGCCCCCGAGGTCGGTGTCCCAGTTAAAAACCTGGGTTGCCAGCACCCGGTTTATGCTCGGGTAGCTGCCATCCGGCGAGAAACGTCCAAATAATTTTGTGAGGGTTACGGTGAGCTGAACGTCGTCATCGTTGTTCAGCATGGTCATTTCGGCTTTGATGATCCACGAACCACCACCAGGGTCTGCATAAATCCAGTGGTTTGCACCCAACTCGCTGGGGCCTATCTGGTTATTGCGGCCCACCAAAACAACGTAGTCGCGCCACTCGTAACCGTTGGCGGTGTCGAAGGCTTGTTGTTCTGCGTCTCTGGTGATCCCTGGTGCTGCCGGATGTCGCGCCACAATGACAGCGCCATCATGGGGTTGAGGTGCGGTTTTGGTGTCACTGTTCGGCAGCGTCAGGGTTCCGCCGGTGACGGGGCCATGAAACGGCAGGCCCAGCGTGTCGAGTTTTCCGTCTATGGGGTGCTGTTGCTGGCGCATCGGTTACTCGTCAACGTAGTTCACTGGTATTGAATTTCCGTCACCGTCAAGGAACTCTGTCGAGGCGATGTGCTGCCTAGTCAGCACAAAAAATCCATCACTGCTCACCAGTGAGCCAAGCGGATGAAATTCTTTAACACCACTCTGCTCATTGAGCGGTGGAGTAATGCCACCACCAGAACCACCGCCAACTACCCGCTTGCAGCGTGACTTGCTGGCCGGTATCGGGTCGCGATTGTCTGCAGCAGGCAAACGCCCTTTTCCGCGTTTCTGCGGAATCAGGCGATTGAGGGCGGTTTTTAGGGTGGTGGCCATGGGTTATACAGCCGTCCTGCGCACCAGGTTGGGCCTGATCTTCAGGTCGTCTGAGTTGTCGACGTAGAGCGTGGTGTCATCAACCCGAACCCAGAACTCAACGGCATTCGCAACACCGCCGGTGATGGTCAATGCGAGGTTGAGAGAGGCTCCGCCGGTGGCTGAATCCAGACCTACCTCGGTGGTGGCCAGTTTTACCTCTGCCGGGTCGTGGAGTTCTCCCAGACAAACCCAGGTCACCTCGTTGTCAACAACGGTATTGCCGACGGTGGTTGGCCAGGTTGGTTCGCTGGCACCGGTAGCACCGCCGCCGCTGATGCTCTGCACGGCGTATTTGTAGTTGTTGTCAACGGTAGGGCGCACCACGTCATCAACCACCTGGGCAGTGGATGCCTGCCAAACACCGGCCTGGTACTCGATGGCCATGGCGATTTGGTCAACGCCAGGATCACTGTCTGCCTGGTACTGGTAGTTGCTGTCGGTGTCGCCAATCCAGAGTTGGAAATCAACCGGATCTGTGCTGCCGTCACTGTGCTGGGTGGCGATGAGGTCAGCCAACCCGCCCGATAGCTGGGTAGTCAGCGCGGCATCTGAATAGATTTGAATGGGCATTTAGGCTGCCTCCTCGATGAGTTCGTCGTTTGGAATGTCGATGTCAAAGCGCCGTGCAGTACCGACACTGATGGCCTGCCGGTCTACGTCGGTGATCTCTGGCGTGGTGAGCGTGAATTGCTCGGGATAGGTGCGGTCGATGACGGCATCCTCTGCCGCGAACGGGTCCGGGTTCTCGTCGTCGTACCAATAGTTGGTGGTGTAGCCGTCCCAATCCTCCTGATAGGGGTCGCTGGTCACCATGCCGCCAATACGGAACGGCAGCCAAACGGTTTTGGCGTATTCGGTCAACGGGTCGCTGGCTGGCGCTTCAATGGGCTCCAGGGCTGGCTCTTCAACCACACCAACACCGCCGCGCCGACTGATAGCCAGAGTGACACGGGTTGTTGCTCTGCCGGTGGTGATGTCCAGTTGATGGGAGATTGCGTAGATCTTGCCGGTAGCCTGCAGGGTGCTGATGTTGAGGCGCGAGGTGTGCGTCAGATCCAGGAACGGGTTGAACGGGATTTCGAACTCAACCCGGTTTTCCCGGTGCAGGCTCAGGATCTCTGTTTTCAGTTTATCCAGAATGCACTGCTGGGCGGCACTCATGGCTGTGCGCCCGTTGGTCTCGTACTCGGTGGCCTCGTAAAGCAGGTCGCCGTTTTCCAGCTCTACCGCGCCAGTAGGCATCACGGCCAGCATGCCGGCAACACTGGGCTTTCCGCCTCCGTCCGGGTATTTGAACCGATAGGCGGTGCTTTGCTCGTGCGTGGTGTCGTCCTCGTCGTCCTGGGCGTCGATGCCGTAGTCCTCAACCGCATTCAGTGTGCCGTTGGTTTCAATGCTCTGGGGAGCGACTACCTGAAGGGTGTAGGTTTCGGTGACTGTCTGCACCCAGCGCATGCCCAGGGTGAAACGCGCGCCGATGCAGGCGGCGTCCAGGTCTGAAATGTCGGCACCCAGGAATGTTTTGTCCCAGATGCGGTTGTCCATTTCCCCGGTCTCTGATCGACCGCAGGGAACAACGCCAGGCTCCCACACAGCCTCGTAACTGATGCCGCCCTGCAGCGTCCAACCTGAACCGGTGGCGGCACTTTCAACCTGCGACCGCTGGGGCAGGTTGAATTGATCTCGCAGGTAGTCGCAGACCGTACCCGGAAACATAAACCCATAGGTTACGTTGCGCTGCTTGTGTCGGCTGAATCGAAAATCCAGGGTCACGGTGATGTCGTTGATCAGTCGGCCACGTTCGCCGTGCTGCACACGGGCACTGCCCTGCACAAAACCGCTGTTGGTGAATGTGTAGTCTGCTGACGCCTTAGCCGCCCAGTCGGTAACGCGCATCGCGTTGTTGCGATCAACCCAGATTGAGGCGGCGCGGGTACTCAGGCGGTCCTGAGTGTATTGCCAGTTGCTGGCATCCTCGTCGAAGACATGCACTGACCAGGTCCCGGCGGTCAATGCGTCGATCTGCTCTCTGGGCAGGCCCTGCAACCGCTTCTGCATGCGGGTGCTGCAGGAGAGCTTGACCAGGCCGGTTTCAGGCTCATGGCTTGGAGCATCGACCTTGCCAGTATAGAGGCGCGAACGCCACAGTTCGGTATTGCTGGCATCGACCTCGATATAGTCAACGGTGATTGCCTGATCACTCCAGGCCAGCGGATCGAATACCCCCGCGCTCGGCTTGAGGGTGACCGATGCCATTGCGTTGGCACCCTCTTCAAATCCCGTGGAAACAATGCCGGTAACCCTTGCGGAGTAATCCACACCACCGATCACAACCCCAACACGCCACCGGTATGACGGGTCGCTGATAACCTGCTGGTGAATGTTGACCTCGGGCCGGACTGTTTCGTAAACCACCTGCCTGATGCCGACCTCTGGCCGGTAGGTAGCATGCGCTATTCGTTGCTCGATCAGCACCTCGGGGCGATGAGTGTCGTGGATAACCTGTTTGATCCCGACAGTTGGGCGGAATGTGCGCGCCGTGATGATCTGCTGAATGTTGACTTCGGGGCGGAATGTTTCTGCAGGCAGAATCACACGCTGTTCAATCAGCACCTCGGGGCGGTGGGTGTCATACACCACCTGGTGAATACCAACCTCTGGCTGGTAGACGTCGATAATGCGCTGCTCGATCAGGACTTCAGGGCGGTGCGTGTCGTAAACAATTTGCTGGATGTTGACTTCTGGGCTGGCTGTAATGCTTGCCGCGTAGTTGTCCGCCCACTGCTGAGCAGTCAACGCATAGTCGTAAACGATTACCTCATCAACTGTTCCACTGAAATTCAGTGCTGAATTCAAACGCACCAACTTGCCAATGGACAATGTGTTGGTGTTGTTGATATCACCAAACCACATCCCATTGTTGGAACCTGAGATAACCGTGATATCGGTTATCTCTACGCCATCGACATAGACCTTGTGAACCGTCCCGTTAGAGGACAATCCAATGTGATGTTCTCCAACATGGACGCCAGCAACATTAAAACTGACCGTATTGTGCGGAGTTCCATTGTTGTTACAGCCAACCCTTACAGAGTCAGTCGTAACATAGAGCACAAAATAGTAGGTGTCGTCGGCAGTATTGCCGATTGCAAATATTCCGCCAGCCCCGTCATGGATCTTTGCTTCAATGGAACCGGCTGTATCGGTTGACCTGAAGTTGCTTACCGCTTTGTTGGCATAGTCCGTACTGCCATCAAGCGTCATCGCTGTGTCTTCATCACTGGCAATCAGGCCAGCCGCACCATAGACGGGAGTACCTGACCACACAAGGTCATGCACACCCATCTCATCAACAGCATTCCCGCTAGACTCACCCAGCCGCCACCAGTGAACCGGGCTCAGGGAATTGATTCTTGATTCCCAGATCACGCCCTATTTCTCCTCACACCGCAGGGTCCAGCTATAGGCGGCTGCTCCCTGGTCTGCGTTTTCGCTGAAAAATGCGTGAACGGTAATTTGCGGCCAGTAGTGAACCACATAGCCGGTTGCGCCTGTGACGGTTGCCAGGTTGACGGTATCGCCGACAATGCTGCTGACGGTTGTCTCTACCATCTCGTCGTTGACAATGGCATAGCCGCGGGGGGTGTAGTCGGTGTCTGTGCGCCGTTTCGATGGAATGGCAATGGAGGCCGTGAGGCCGTGTATTGCCCGAGGTGTAGAGCACTTGAGTACGTAGGGCGTGTGCTTGTCCAGACCGGCAAGCGCAGCAGGAGCCCAGCCCTGCGGCCCGGTGATGGTGGTATTGAGCTTGTCCAGGGTACCGGCGAAGGTCTGCGGGATTTTGGATCCGTCGCCCAGCGTCAGCAGAGAGGTTGCGGTAGCGTCTTCGTAGGTCTGAGATATGCGGCCGTTGCCGCTCTCTACCGGGATGGTGATGTCGCCAATGGTGAATGAATACATCATAGCTCACCCCTCGCAGCGGCTTCTTGGGTTAATGCGTCGGCGAGAGAAACGCCATTTGATCCAGTTGTGGATACGTTAACCACCGCCTTGAATTCAAGCGGCGGCAAGCTGTTGATATATTCAACGGCGGCGGCATAACCGGCGTCGGCCTGCTGTCTGATTTGTTCCGGAGAAAACGCAACATCCATCGGGATTGCGCGGTTCGGGTCTTTCTCTGCAGCATCCTGGATGGCTTTTTCGGTGTCGCTTTGCGCGGCGGCATTGGCGATGCGCTCGAACTCTTTAGCGAGGCCGGTCATTGCAACCGTTGCGCCGTCGCCTTCCTGCTGCATCTGCTTGAGCATGGCTACGCCTTCACGGGCCAACTGAACGGCGCGTTCTGTATCGCCTGCATCCAGGGCTTGTTTGGCATCCAGCCGTTGCTTGGATGCGTCGATGAAGTCAACGTCTTTGCCGTCACCGCCGTTTTTAATCTCGGTCACGGCAGAGCCGAATTCATTGGCTATCGCCGCCTGTTCTTTCTCGGCATCCTTTACCTGCTTGAGGGCGTCCTGGTAGATTTTGATGCGCTCTTTCAGGGCCTTTGCCAACTCCTTGTTCCCATTCGCGGTTGCCTTAGCGACTTCAGCAGAAAGGCCACCCTTGCCGGCCTCTGCCTTCGCGTCTCGGGTGGCCTTGCTCACCTTTTCAATTCCGTCTACAGCGTCTTTTGCATCTTCTCCGATAACACCAAACGCCTGACCGATGTTATTCACTGCGTCTGCTATATCATCGCCGTCCTCTTCAATGCCGCGCAGGAGTTCGCCGCCATACCGGTCGATGTCCTCTTTCATCAGCCTGAATGCCTCTGAAACCTCACCAAAGGTGATTGCCTCCAGCGCGACAACAACTCCACGAATAGCGGTCAGGATGAGGCTTGCACCGATTTTGATCATGAGCTGGAGACCGTTCCAAATCAGTCGAATGTGCTCAAATGATGCGGTAATACCCCGTGCAAGCCATGAAATGGCAGCATTAATTTCCTTAGAGCTTTCCTTTGTGGACCCTGTCATTTTCTCCCAGGATTCAGCGATGTACTGCATAAAGCCCACCCACTGCTCGTTCTGGGTGAACATCTGGCCTAGGGTTTCAAGGTAATCGCCATGTGCGGCATTTGCCTTTCGGATTGCGCCCTCGTATTCGTTGCCTATAGCTTCAGCCAATCCTCTGAAGTTGCCGTCCAATACTTCGGCGACAATCTGCACCTTTCCAAGCTGGTCGGCTGACTCATGCGCGGCCTTCTGGACGTCGTTCATCACAACGCCGTACTCGCCCAGCGAACCAATGCTGCCGGTAATCGACTTCCCTAACTGGATTGCGATCGACTCTAGATCAACATCAGCGTTGCCTGCCCTTCTTGTGGCCTCTGCCATATCCAGCAGGCGGGGTGTGAGAATTGCGATCTCCTGGGCCGTAAGCTGGAAGGTGGCCAGCATGGCCTGAGCTGAGATGGTTGTCTCGTCACCGTAGCCGGTGGTCTGCTGCAAGGCGGATGCCTGGTCATACAGCGCCTTGATTTCGTCCTCTCGCGCACCGGTGAGGTTGCGAAGGGTAGTGGCCAGCTTTGTCTCTGCGCGTTCCTGAACGGCTGCGGCCTGGGTCCACTTCGAGATTGCCGCGATACCGCCAGCAACAGCCGCACCGATCAGCAGGATTGCATTTCTCGCTTTGGAAGCGGCGGCACCTATGGCACCGAACGAACCGGCAGCCTGTTTGTTACTGCGCTCGATCTTCTCGGCTGAGTCGTCGGCGGCCTTTTCGATCTTGCGAAACGACCCCGTGACCTTGCTCACCTGGCCGGTGAAGCGGTCTTTCAGCTCGTAGGCAATTTCGACTATGCGGTCTTTGACGGACATATTAGCCTTTGCTCAGTTCGTACTGGATTTCGTGCGCTAGGGTCTTTTCAAGATCTGGCGCGGTCTGGTTGATGATCTCGGGCAGTTTGTCGCCCATGATCTTGCTAACCGGTGGTCCGTATATCTGCTTGATCGGCAACCGGCTGCGACTGGTTCGCCTGAAAACTCCAATGTGTCCGGATGGCATGCGGGCAATGAACGCACCCTTGAACACCATCCGGGGCTTGTCCTTGCGCATGCGAACCGTCACGCCCTTTTTGGTCTGTCGCACACCGTTGAACTTGATCAGTGGCACGGGTTTGTATCTGCCCTGAACGGTTGAGCGGTGGTTATCAGGCGTTGCCCGGGTGACCTTCAGTTGGTCTTTGACCGTCTTGGCTTTCAGGTTCAGGGTTTTTCGAATCACCCGGCTTGATACGTTGCGGCCCTTGGTGGCGGTTTTGTTCAGTGCCCGGGCACCTGCCCTGCGCAACTTCCGCTGATGGCCCTTGACCTCCTTTTCAAGGGCGCGGGTTGCGGTAGAGATTGCGCTGGGGGCGATCACGTCACGTTTACGCCTGCTTGATTTCGGCGTACTGAGACAGGCCTGCAGTGGTGATGCTTGTATCTTTCAGCACGTCACCGGTCAGGCTGATTTCGCCGAACTCGTCACCGATCATTCCCAGGGTCTGGGCCCCGCCGAACTTGGCACGATGCACCTTGATAACAACCGGCGTACCGCTCTGCGCCTCGTTCAGGCCGTCAAACATCAACACGTATTCCTGGGCTGAACTGGTCAGCGCCTGGATTACATCAACCGCCTTCTTGGTGTAGTCGATAAGCAGTGCATCGCTTGCGCTGATGCTGCCTGCAGCCAAGATGACGATGCCCGATGCGGTAACGGTGTAGTCCGTGTCTTCGGTGTAGGTGGTGCCCGCCGGGTCACTGGTGACGGTGACGGTCTGAGCGGTGTCAATGACGTTTGCGGTGGTAACCAGCGTATCGGCACTGAGGGTTGCCGGTGCGCTGATGCTCTCATCGGTGACCGTGGTTGCAGTCACCGCAGAGGTTGAGCCGAACAGGGCAACAGCCAGATTCTCGGGGCTGAAGTCGTGCATTTTCAGACTCATTTCCACGCCGGTGATACGGCGCAGGGAGTTATACAGACCACCACCGGGACTGGTGAAATCAGGCAGCTCTTTCTTCTCTTCGTTGATGGAGAAGGTCAACTCGGACACGTTGCCAACCGCGCGGCCATTCAAGAAGACCTTGCCTTTTCCGATGTAACTTTTGTCAGCCATTTTCAGGGCTCCTTACTGTGTGTCCGGGTTACCGTATTCGCGGACGTGGGGAATGGAATAAACAACGCTGACGGAAACCACGTTGCTGTACTCTTCTGGGTATGAAATCTCGTCACCGGCAAAGCTTATGCCGTTGCCGTGCAGCAAGCCATCGAGGTTCTCGGGGTCGACCTCAACGGCCTTTTGAATGTCGGCCAGCATTTTGATAGCGGTGACTTCTGGGTCGGTGCTGTACTTGTGGTGCGCTTCTACAACCACCGACGCATCCAGGCTCTGGCGCGCACCCCCAGACGATTGCTTTTCGACAGTTCTGGGTTGCAGGTAGACGCCACACGACGGAAGAGAATCTGTATCCAAGACCGCCCGACCTCGATTCACATCCGCGCCTATATCGGTATGGTGTCCGTTGGCAATGCTGATACCGGCTACCCGGGTGACAATCGCGTCGATGATCTGCTGGAGCTTGATGGCCATCAGCTCACCACCTCGCGCACGGTCAGCGCCCACTCAACCTGGTACTTGTCGGTGGCACGTATGACGTTGAAATCGGTACCGTCGACGGTCACCGTGTCGCCTTTGGCTGGGTTGGGGTAATCGCTTTTCAACACGTTGAGGATCGTCTGATCCTCTTCCACGGTAACGACAAAACCGTCTGGCACCTGTTGCGCCTCGGTTTCACGCATCACTTTGAGGTCGAATGCGTCGCCCACACCCGGGGTGCAGGTGGCATCAGCACCAAGTCGCGCATAGATGGCGGACGATGCCCTTTGTTTGAGTGCGAGAAAGCCGGTCACCGATCAGCCCTCGTAAACCCTGTCGGCCATAACAGCCACTGAGGTGATCAGTTTGGTGAGCACCATTTTTACGCTGGGGTCTGCGGTTACGTTGGCATCAACCCAGGCTGCATGTTCTGCTGGGGTCATGGAACGAATAGCAACAATGAGCGGGTCAACGGCCACCTGGTCGCTGATGCCTTCTTTTGCTTCAGATTCTTGCTGCTTTGAGATGACGTGGGCCAGGTAGTCAACCTCTTTGGCGTCAACCTGTGCCGCCGTGGGAGGCGTGATTCCGTCAGCCCATTCAACCTGGGTATCCAGGTAAGCCTGCAGGTCGTCGCCATCATTGAACGCACTGAGCGCACGAAGCATGAAGCCGGGCCAACCGAAATTGATAATCGCGGTAACGTTCATGGGTTAGCCTCCGGTGCAGTCGGTGATTGCCAGTGAAATATCCGTTGGAATAACAGTGCCTTTTAGTACACCTCCAGAATCACCTTCCACCTCCCACACCACAAGAGAAACGGTTTGAGTGCCAGATGGGAGAGAATCCTGTGAAATCATGTAGGCGATGTTTGCACCGGAGGACAATGCACTTTTATATGCATCCTTAAAAGTGCCGCTTGCTGCTATCTCACCCACCCTCAGCGAATACTCTACTCCGTTGGATGTATAGGAAAGTGGATAAACTGTGGAGCCAATCTTTAACCCAAGTCGCGCCTGAATCGATCCGGCCGAAGCAGTTGCATCTACTCGGCTCTCTTCACTCATGACGTGAATAGCTCCAACAGTGGGGATATTCATCGAAACCGACTGGCCGATCTGCGCAGCACCGGCCTGGGTGGTTGGCAGTGAAATATCGGTGCTATCGGTAAAGCGGTGGATGATGGTGTTACCACCACCGCCGCCTGACACCGGTGGAAATATCAGGTCGCTCATTACACTACCCCCGTGGTGACAACCTTGGCGCTACCTGAGTCCGCCCTTGCATAGACGTTTTCTGAGCCGCTGTAGCTGACATTTTCTCCGCGTGATTTAGGGTGATAATCGTCCGTGCTGTCTGCAGGCGCAGATGCACCGATATGAATCCGCACTCCATTTCCGCCACGTACCTCTACAACGCATGCGCCGGCATTGAGCAGGGTGTAACTTTCAGTCAGGGTTGTGGTTGTGGTCGCCATGGTGTCTCCGCGTTATTGCTCACTGCGTTTGTTTTCAAATACGGGTCTATAAAAATCCTTTTGGAACTGCTCAAGCTGACGCTCGACCTTGTGAAGGTCTGCTCTCAAATCCTTGACCTGTTCCGAAAGCACTTTCTGTGCTGCGTACATAACAACACTTGCCGTGACGCCTGCGATGATGAAAGCCTCGATCATTCTGGCTACTGATAAACGGTTGCTCTGACCAGTTACCAGCAAGAACGGAATGACTTGCGCCCAATCGATCTGTTTCCACGGCATTGTTTTTATTCCAGTGATCATTTTTTTAAGGGGCGCTATTGCGCCCCTTTTGCCTTGGGTTATGCGGTCAGGGTTGCAGGCTGGCCAGTCAGCCAAACGTTGCAGGTGGTTTCGAGGTTTGCGCCGTCCGCATCAGCACGGCACGAACCGGAAACGTCACCAGTTGCGGCAGTCGCCTGGTTGTCATCGAAGGCACTGGCGCTTGCGTCCCAGATCAGGGACTCGCCTGCGGTGAATACGGCGGCAGATACCTTTGCGGCAGTTACGCCACAGTTGACGCCGACAGAGCCGCTTGCACCGTCTGCGATGTCGACCAGGGCAACGGCTAGGGTGGCATCACCCAACGCGCCCATCACAACAATGTCTCCAGCAGATACCGCACCACCGGTGCCGTTGGTCCACTGGCGGGTCTCCATGTGGTTGGAGTTGTAAATATTGGTAGCCATTTATTTGTTCCTCTTTAGCCTGCCGGGCGGTTTATGCCGCCCGGCTTATGGGTTTATGCGCCTGCGTTGCGAACAGCGCCCGCGTAACCGACACCGGAAACACCGAAGTCAAGGCGGGCCTTGTACTGGGTGCCGTCAACGCTCCAGCCGTCCTGCATGTCGAGGAAGGGTTCCTGCTCACCGTCAAGGAACGAGACCTCAAGCACGGGGGCTTCATCAGGGCTGGCAAATACAAACCAGGGGTTGCCCGTCAGACGAGGTGTGCCGACCAGATCAGAGAAGTAGTTCTGATAGGGGTTAGGCACGTTGTCGTTCTTGCTCTTGGCGGGTGCGTCGGGGTCGTTGGTGGAGGCGTTGAGAACACGCGCAGTCAACTCAAGCGATTTTGGTCCAAGCCAGATGGCTGGCGTCAGGTCCAGATAGTCGTTGCCGTTGATGTCCTTCTGTCCGGCCATGGCCAGCACACAGGATTCAACCGTCGCAACGGATGGGCCGCCTGCCGTTGCGGCAATGTTGCCGTGGTCTGCATGGAACAGGCTCTTGCCGTCGCTCAGGGTTGGACCCATGCCGCTGTTGAGCGCCAAGGTGCTGTAGACGGTTGATTCGATGGTGCGCCGTGCGGCACGACCCAGGGCGGACGCGAGTCCAACAAAAGCGCCCAGGTCATCGTTGATGATGGCCTGACGGCTGATGTTGATCAGGTTGCCCTTGGTGCCAATGGAAACGGTCTCTTTGCTACCGTCGCCGATCTGCTTGTTCTGGAACTCACCCAGCTCAGTGAGATCATCCAGATTACCCAAGCTGCCGATCATGTAGCGGTTGTGAGCGCGGAAGTCGGATACAGACCCGACAGCACAAAACCGACTCCAGGTATCGGCGGCAGTGCGGTAGCCGGAGAGCAGCGCCTTGTGCATCGCGTTTTCCAGCAGCACGGGGAAATCACTGGTGCTCTGCGTAAAGGCGGCGGCCACAACCTCCATTTTGGTTTTGCCTCTGGTGTCATACCCGCCACTGGCCAGGCACTCACGAGCGAGGTCCATCAGCGACATTCCGCGGTAAGGGTTGCCAGCCATCTGAATGGCCTTGCCCTCTTCGCTCTTGATCTTGGCGCGAGCCAGGATGATGTTGCCTGCGGCTTCAATGCGCTTGTCACGCTCATCGGTAACCACATCAACACGAACACCACCGGCGGCAGCCAGGGGCTCGTGCTGTTTACCGATGACATCCAGGATTTTTTCGCGTGCTGCGTCAACGGTGATTTCAGGATCAGCCAGGATCTGATCCTTCAACTCACTCATGCCATTAACCTGCATGTGCGGGGTGATGATGGCGAGTACTTCGGTATTGCGCGCTTTGATAGCCTCGACCTGTCTGGCATTGGCAGCGGCTTCGATTTCGGTGACGTTCACCGGCTTTTCTTCGGCGGTCGGTTCAGCGCCCGCCTTGGGGGTCTTCTTCTCAGGCATTGTTTTATCCTTTCGAGAGGTTGGAAGAGTAGCGGCGGGCATTGCCGCCAGGGTTGGAGATTTGAAATTACGGAAATCAATCCCGTCTGCGCAGGCTGCGATATCAACGGAATCGGTGGTGTCGTCGATGAGTCCGAGATCAAGGGCTTCTGATGCGGTGAAATAGTGGTCATCGCCATCTTTCAGCCAGCCCTCAATGTCGGCCTTGTCTGGACCGCCGTCACGGATATAGGCGTTGGTCATGGCGTCTGCGTATTTATCGAGGATGTCGGCCTGCTTGCGCATCTGCTGCGCATTGCCTGACGCCCAAGACATAGGCGCATGAATCATCAAAAGGCCGTTGTCTGCCATGATGACAGTCTCTCCGGCCATAGCGATGAGAGACGCAGCGGAGTAGGCCACAGCATCAATCTCAACAGTTACAGCGCCGCTATGTCTGCGCAGCGCGTTGAAAATGGCAATGCCGTCTGCAACAGATCCGCCAACCGAGTTGATACGAACTGTGAGATCCTTGCCATCTACATCCTTCAGCTCTGCAATCAGCTGCTTTGCGGTAACGGATTCGTCATCCCAGTAGGATGGGCCGATGTTGCCGTAGATCAGAAGTTCTGCGCTGTCGTCGCCTGCGGCTTTGACTTCGTACCACGGCTTGGGTGTTGATTTGTCTTTCTTCGGCATGGTCATTCTTTCTCGCTGGTGATTAATTCCCAGCCGCGAGCTTGCGCGGTTGGTTTTGAGATGGTGTCTTCACTGTCGAAAGCGTCTTCCTTCATCTGCTTCCAGCGGCGCTGCTGGTCTGCGACATCACGCGGATTCATGCCACGCCGACGTATGATTTCGATGCCGCTGGCATGGCCGTTTTCTTCGAGATTGCCCCAGGCAACAGACTCTTTGACTGGATCAATCCACGGCATTTGAGGTGGCATGTAGAACGCATCACCAATGGTCAGTGGGTCTACGTCTGACGGGATGATCAGATCACCAGAGAGCAATGCCATTTCGAGGAATTTGTGATAGGTCGGCCTGACGAATTGGCCGATAAATTCAGAAGCCAGCACACCATACGCGCCATAACCCTCAACAAGCTCTTGCCGCTGTGCTGAATAGGTTCCGTTGTAGTCTTTTGAGAGGCTTGAGTAGGTCAGGTAACTGGATGAAGCCCAGGCCCGCAGCTGCCCGTTGCGGTAGGCTTCCAGGTTTACGTTCGGGCGCGAGGTGTCGATGGTGCCAATCTCTTCACCGGCCACCAAATCATCGAAAACCATGCCCGGGCTAAACCGTAAATCACGCGCTTCCGGTTCGCCGTCGCCATCTAGATCGGTGTCATACAGATCCGAGCTTCCTTTTTTGATGTATGCCGCCATGCTTGCCGCAACCTTGGCGGCTATGCGTTCGCTCTCTTCGTAGTCTTTGATGTCGTCAATCCGCAGCATTGAAGCGGCGAATATTGATACGCCTCTGGTCTGCCCAATACGGTCAATCAGTTTGACGTGCAGCATGCGGTCGGCACTGACGCGCTTTGTCTCTGCCGCAACTGAGTAGAGCCTGAAGTCTCCGGGGTGCTGCTTGTAGATATGGTAGGCAACCGGCTTACCCCACCCATTGAGTTCAACCCCCTGGACGATGCGAGGGTCACCTGCCTTGTTGAGGCCAAGCGGAAGCTGGTCTGCCTCGATCAGTTCGAGTGAAAATGGAACGCGGGTTCCGTGGTCAAGGCTTGGGAGTGTGCCGCTGATGGTCTGCGCCAGGCCTTCACCGTCTCTAAGCCAAGTGCGCCCCATCAACCGTTGAGCTGCCGGCCAGTCATGCTGGTGCGTGACTTCAGGACGCAATGACCAATCCATATAGGACGCATGAATTCTCTTTGCAAAGTCATCGTGGATGGATCCATCCGGCCTGCGCGGCTGTGGCTCTACCTGAATGCCGTTTGGTCCAATGACGTTCTGCACCAGGGTGTTGAGCGCCCCTTTAGCCAGGTCGTGATTTTGGTCGAGGTGGCGGGCCTGTTCTCTGATTGAAGTCCCGGCGCGTTGTACGGCGGTATCGGCAGAACCAGTCTCTCGGCGCTGTTTCTGGTAGCCGGTGCGCTTTCCGGCCTCGTAGTACATCTTGACTGGTACTCCGCCTCGCCAATGCACAACACGCCGTCTATTCATCGGCAAATCTCGCAATACGGTGACGGGGTGAAAGTCGGGGCTTGGCGGCGTACAACTCCGCCTCGATTTGATTTTGTATACGGATTAGCTCGTCCAGCGAACGGTAGGTGATCTGGCGATCACCAAAACGCACAGACAATTCGCCAGCGGCTATTGCTGATTTAATACTGTCGAGGTCTTGTTGAGTGTACGCCATGCTGGGAAGCATGGACGCACAACGACGGGCATTTTAGGGAAAGAGTGTCGGGGTTTAGGCGGTTAAGTTGCAGGCGGCTCAGGAAGCGTCATCCAGTGAGTGAAATAGTCTTCATCAACAAAGGTGCCTGCATAGCTCCACATATGCCCAGAAAACCAAGTAACTTCCATCTCCCCGTCTCTTGAAAACCCGAGCACAAAATCTTTCTCGCCGGGCATCTGCTCAGTACATTTAATCCACTGCATAGCTTTTCTCCGTGAAAACACTGCAACTTAACAAGTGGCTCTGGCCACTCGTCACTTTGTTCCTAGCTGGGACGGTCGCTTCGCTCCCGCCCCTAAGCATTGGCGTTATGAGGCGCTGGCCTTTTCTACAGCTTCTGAAACCTTGCCTAACAGCGTTTCCAGTTGTGGTGATTTCCATCCTTCTCCCATAGGCCCGCAATCACAATAATCTTGCAACACATCAACCAGCTGATCGGCCTCTTGGTCTGTTAAATCCAATATGATTTTCACTGTTCTGTACTCCGTAGGTGGTCGCACCATATAACAAGTGCGTAGAGTCACTGCGTTCGGTCTGGCTACGCCAGCCGCTCACCTCAAGCGTTAGCTTTCAACAGCAGCCGCTTGGCGCTCGCATTCGTAGATGAATGAATCCACCAATATCGAATCGTTAGACACGTTTTTGATCTCCGCGCTTGTGTATGCGCGACAGAAACCGTACGTCTCTGCGCAGTACCAATGCGCCTCAATAATCAGGCCGTCACGGTTCCCGGGTCGGATAACAATATCGGCATTTGTGCCGAGTATTGGCGGGCACTGCGATTTTAGTTTTTCAATCAATTCAAGGGTGTTTTTCATTTCATCACCAATGCTACAAATTCCACTCACTCGAACCAAAGCCGGTATGCCTGCGGGTCTGCTTTGCAAGATAATCAGAAATCACACGGTCAACAGTTCGTCTGTCTACGTCGTGGTGCATGGCTATTTCCCCCCTCGGGGCTTTGCCCTTCCACATTGCAATAATACTCCTGTTGCGCTCTCTCCGCCGCTCCTTGCTGATCTGACGGATATAGTGACGATCTCCACCAAACCTGCCCCGAACATCCTCCTCGACGTTCTGAGCGATAGAGCGCGCCAATTCTGCATCTATCCCGGCGTCGGATAATGCACTGTTCAAGCAGGTACAAACGAACTCGGCGAGATCGTCGTACTCTGTCATAGGCGACTGCTCCAGTCATCCGAACCAAAGCCCCGCTTGTTCATCTGCTTCTTAACTTGCTTTTTCGTGGTGGATTCTGCGCCTGATACGTGAGAGTTCCTATCCCACACCGCCGCCCACTTCGGAGGCGTTTTCCAATCTATTTTCTCGACGCCAAGATAAAGGTTCAGTGCCTTGCCGTAGTAAAGCAAATCCCCTGTCTCGTTTCTCTCGCTGCCAATGTTTTTCCAGCCGGTTGATGTTCTTGTCTCGGCAACGATTTCAGCGAAGTACTTCTCTTCCAGCCATGATGGAAGGTGAACAAAACCTGGACCCTCTTCTTTGCGCGTCAGATCGTTGTTGAGCGCGTCCTTGAGTTCGTTCGTGTTCAGAATCAACATCGGCACATCTCCACGCGCCCCGGAGTGCCGGTCTTTGCGCTTTGATGAGTCTGGGTATGTTTCTCTCACTCGTGGGATTTTAGCGTTTGGTCTGTCACCCTCGCCCTTTATCAGCCGTACATTTCGGTTCTTGCCGCTGCGCCTGAGAGAGCGCCACCAGTTCAGAGCCCTGGTGGTAACGCCCTTTTTACCTCCGGAGTCAACGCCAACGAAATGAACCGCCATTCTGCGGCCTGAATCATCACCCAGGGGGTACTCTTTGCCGATCAGTGCATTGAGTACAGTCCAGTCTTCCTGGTGGCCTGGTGGGTCGAGCGGCTCTTTCTCGCCTGCTGCAGTCACTCTATCTGACCAGTGAAGCGCGAACCGATCAACAATCCAGGATTCCTGTTCGATACCGTAGCCAGTGACCAGCACCTCGAATCGATTTCCCTGAACGTCGACTTTCGCCAACAGATAACGAACGCCCTCCGGAACGGTCCCCCTGGTCCACTCAATAGCGCGGCTGATCAGCTCGTCTGCCGTCCTGGTGCTCTTCCGACTGATTGGCAGATACGGTGACCCCTGGTCAACGTTAACGGTGGTTTTCAGCGCCTTCTCTGAACCGGTGCGCTCATACTCAGCCTTAGCCTGGAGGTATTTCAGGACAATGGATTCCCATGTTTGAAAACGCGCGTTTGGTCCGTGCAACCAGAATGAGGCAATGGAAGAGCCGTATGCCTCGCCGGTGATTATTCCGCCCTTGCTTATTTTCAGGCCGTCTCTTACCCATGCGCCGTTCGCGTCCATCTCCGTTTTGTGCTCAGGCCCAATCTGGCATCCGCAGGATGGGCACACAATCTGAACCTGTGCGGCGGCTTCCTGGATGTTGTCTATCTCCGGATACCAGAGGCGGTCGAACGTAGGGATGAAATACTCATCACATTCAATGCACGGCCAGTAACGGCGGCGACGGTCTCCGCGGTTGAAGAGCGACATTATCCCGGGAGCCGGTGGCCCTTCGTGTGATGTCGTTGGGGTCCACTTCGGGTTAATGATCTCCTTCTTCGGTGAACTCTCCGCCATGCACATTCCGGCGGACATGAAGGTCTGAACACGCTTCAGCGCCAAAGCAAATGGTTCGCCTTCCCCGTCTACGTCCTCTGGCATAGAGTCGTAATCTGACAGCACCACATAGCGCATATCACGCTGGGCCATTCGGGAAGACGTCGGCCACAGCAGATCAACCAGCATCCCGTTTCTGAATGTTTTGCTGAATAGGTTGTCATCGTGGGAGCGTGGCGAGATCATCGCGCGTATCTCATCACTCGCCTTGTTCAGCCTGTTGAGACGGCGTTTCGAGTAGTCCTTTGCGTTGCCCTCTACCGGGAAATAGAGACCCATATCACCCGGATCACACATCACCGCATAGCCATACCACCCATCAACCAGGCTCTGTGTCTTCGATGAACGGGCAGGCCCAACAAACACAACCGCCTCATATTCTCTGGCGGCGAGGGTGTCCATCGGCTCAACCATGTAAGGAGTCAGATCCGGATCGTAGGGGCCTTGGTACCCACCAGGGGCGTTAACCGTCACATACCTGGACGCGGCCTCACTGACCCGCATCCGGACAGGGGCCTTCACTGCCTTGACGGCATCACTTCTGATTTCGGCATAGGTTCCGTATGAGATCATCAAGCCGCCACCACCTTCGAGGCCTCAGACAGCTTCGAGTAGGCCTCGTCTCTAAATGCGTCAATCGATGCAATTACCCGTGCGGTCGCATGCGGCTGAATGCCGGCATCTCTTTCGAGCACATCCGGAAGCGTCTCCAAAAGAGAGACCATCGACTTCACCAGTTCAGCCGTCCCGCGCTCGACCTCTTCTGCGGGGATAAGCTGCCTCCTGGAAACCATCAGCTCATCCCTGGCCTGTTCTGCGCGATAGTATTTGAGACGCTCGTTTGGCGTCATTTTGTCTACAGGTAGCTGCTCTTCAGGCTCCTTTTCCTGGGCTCTCAAATAGCGAATATAGCCCTGAACAGATCCAACCAATGGATATTTCCCCCTGGAGGATTTAGGTATATATCCAAGTTTCGCTAACTGCTGTATCCGGCGCGGGGATATCTCCAGCAGTTTCGAAATCACCTCTGTAGATAAAAGTTCAGAAGACATAAAAAAAGCCTTGCTTTATAGCCCCCGTGGGGCTAGTATTAACTACAAGGGAAGGGCATGAGGCTCGGCCCAAACAACCAGGAGAATCCTGATGACTACCATCCAAATCAAAAAATCCGAACTCATTAGCGAACTCACCAATTCCCTGCAATATGCAGGCTCCACCGAATGGGACCTCTACGTTCACGTCAATGGGGCACTGGATACGC